CATTTTTTTTGTAACTATCAATTAATTTTCGTGTATGTTTGTAATGTAATGTTTTCATTTTGAACCTGTTTTGTGTTTAATCTGGGGGAAAATATGACCGCCGAGCAAGCCAAACATGCTAAACGCGCTTTTCAGTCGCTGGTAATGTTAACGTTCGAGTTCTCATTTTTTGCCCCTGTCAGATTGTTTGAGCCGCTTATTATTCTTGCTATCGATTTGCTATTTGAGTGGCTAGCAACGCCTCATGTTGAGCATCAAGAAGAAGACGAGCCAAGGCCGTCACTGGCTCTGTAACTTGTACGCATTTCTCGAAGTGCATCGAGTGCTTTTTGGGCTTCATCATTAAAAAAACGGTGCTTTTTAGTGTAACTCACCGCTGTGATGCGTGGCTCATGACGCGCATCATATAAAATGCGCGCTTCTTGTCTTAGTAATTTGGTAATATTTTTGTTCATTAATAAACTCATCCAGTATGGCTTTTTTAAATTGTTAGTAATCCGATACCTGCTTATTGTATCGCTCAGCAAAACGTCTCAAAAAATCAGTTAATTTCTTCTTTGCCAGCCCCGCACCTTCTTCGCTATCATCAAGCGCTAGCCCTATATTGTTTAAACTGTTTAGTAAGGCTGGTGCATCAATGCTTAGCTCGCACTCAAGCATCGCTATTCGATGATTAATGTAATCTAGCTGTTTATTAAGCATATAAATATCAGCCTCCAAGTTTTCTTTTATTTTTTTAGTTCTGTTTATTTCGTGATTAATTGATGCTTGGTTGTTCATTTTACTAGCTCATCTAGTATTGATATTTCTGTTAGTGATTCTTCTGCTATTTTAAGTTTTTCTATCGCCTCGTTGATTAACTTTTTACCAAGCGCTCCTTTCATTGTTAGTTGTTCGGTTTTCTTAAAAAGTTCTTCAATATCATCAAGCATTGATTTAATGCTAACGCCAGTGGTGCTTTTAGTTTCGGTTTCCTGATTAGGCTTATAGTCTTTGCATGCTTCTATTTCCTCGTTTGTTATGCCGTAAAACTCGATAATTTTAGTTAGCATCGGGCGTGGGGTAGCTTTTCCTTTTTCAAAATAAAGATAATTAGTGTAGCCAATGCGCTTCATTGCCTCATCTTTAGTAAGTCCAAGCTTTTCGCGCTTTAATGCGCACAGTTCAGGGAAAGTTATCTCATAGTTCATTGTGTCAACTCCTAAGTTATTTTTATTTTTAATTTTCTTCAATGCCAGCTATTTCTTCTAATGCTTCAAGCGCATCAACTAACCCGAGCTTGTAGTAGTCGTCCATTTTGTCAGCAACGCTGCCAATCTCAATACCGCAAGCATGCCCTTGCAATTGCTCTTGCCTTGCTTCTTCAATTAGTTGATTAAGTTTTGTGATAGCTTGTTGTAGTTGTGTAGTCATTGGTAACCTTTGTTGTGTAGGTATTTGTTTAGTTCAAGTAATTGTACTATTATGGTCTTAATATGTCAACTACTTGTTATAATTATTTTGTTATGTTGTCGTGTTCGATATTTGCTATTAGCGCCCCTTTTGTTAATTGCTGCAAAGTAATTTGTGATTTAATGGGCACAAACCCCCATTGTATCCAATTTCTAAACGTGCTGGCTGACATGCCAGTTTTTTGCCTGAACTGGTAGCTTGTCTTGTAATAATTTTTTACGTCAGAAACTGTCATGTGATTCCTCCTTGGTTAAATCAACTGTGTTAAGCGGTGACCAGTTGTTATCAATTTCTTTCGCTGTTTTATCAATCCATTCGATACGTTTGTCATCGTCATCTAAATCCATTATTTGCTCAATCTCAGCAATTAGTTGATATTCACGCGCTAATGGCAACGGGTGTTGTCCAACTTCCTGGCTTGCTGCATCTTCGTCAAATAAGTATATATCGCCTTCTTTGGTGCAATAGTGACATAAGCGTAAGTTAGTAGGTGCTGTATCTTCACTTATGCGCGCTAACGCTTCACGAATGGAAGTTGGGAGTATTAGTAATTCGAATTCTGTAAACATTTATAAAATTTCGCTGTGTGCTAAACTGTGATTGCATATTACAATCAGTTGGCTTATATGTCAAGTAGTTGTTATATGTTTAAATATTAACAATTTTTACAAACAGCTTGTGTGTAGGGGTGTGGAGTTTTATACACATACTTATGCACTAAAATTGTTGATAAGTTATGTTATTATGTTAATCAAATTGAGCAATGGAGCGTCTATCATGAAAGATGGTTATAAAAAAATGCAAAAAGCTACTGATAAGAGTTTTAAAGGTATGGATAACTCGCATTATTCACAACCGAGTATGTACGGGAAAATGGTGCGCGAGCAGTACAACAAGCAACCTAAAATGTGTGGGCAGAAGTAAATAATTGGAAATAAAAAAATTGCAAAGCCCCTACCGCAAAGGGGGTTTTGTTTTTTGGGGTGCAAATTATGGCGACTAGAGGCAGAAAAGCACACAAGAGAACAGAGGAAACAATTGCTAAAGTTTCAGCGTTAAAAATGTTTGGCCATACGGATCAAGAAATTGGTAAGCATTTGGGCATATCAGATGAAACGCTGATGAAATATTATCGTGTTGAGCTTGACACCGCCTCGGTTGAGGCAAACATGGTTATTGCTAACAAGCTTTATCAGAAAGCGAAAGCAGGCGATTTAGGAGCAATCATTTTTTGGCTTAAAACGCGTGGTAAGGGAATGTGGCGAGAAAAAGACAAAGACGACAAAAAGTTTGAAAGTATTGTTGAAAAGCTGATTGATAAAGCAACAAGCAAATGAATCAAAAAAAATTATTAAAAGTGCTTAGTGATTTTACGTTGTTTGCAAAAGCTTTTTTGCAGATACGCACTAAAAATGGCGCTGTTAAAGCGTTTAAGCTTAATCGAGCGCAATTGTATCTGCATGAGCGATTAGAGCAGCAACTAAAAGAAACAGGTAAGGTTAGGGCGATAATCTGCAAAGGGAGGCAGCAAGGGTGTAGTACTTATATACAAGCAAGAGACTTTTACAAAGTAAGCACACAAGTGGGAAAAAAGGCGTTTATTCTTACGCACGAGAGCGAAGCAACAAAAAATTTGTTTGAAATGACTAAGCGCTATTATGATTTAGCGCCGTATGGATTGTTGCCGCAACCTGACACATCAAGCGCCAAAGAACTCAATTTTAAATCGTTAAACAGTGGTTATGCAGTGGGTACGGCTGGTAATAAAGCAGTCGGTCGTTCTCAAACTATACAATTGTTTCACGGTTGTCTTGGAAAGGGATCGCGTATCTTTGACCCCGATACAGGCGGAGTAAAATACATTGAAGATTTTACAGTAGGCGATAAAATTCTCACGCATACAGGTCAACGCGCACTAATATCTTATATATCATCACAATCGAAAGAATGTTTATCAATCACATTCCGTGGTCTTTCTAATTTTCCTTTAGTTGCAACCCCTGAGCACAAATTTTGGACTAAAGAAGGATGGAAAGCGTTAAACAAGTTAAATCTAGGTGATAGTATTGGTTACCCGGTTAAGCCAATTTCAAAACAAATCAGTGATTTTTACATTCCAAAAGCTAATAACCGGGTTCATGGTGGAGGTAGGCAATTTGAATGCCCTGATTCCATTGTTAATGATTATGCTTTAGGTAGATTCATTGGTTTGTATCTTGCGGACGGCCATATAAAATTACAGGATAAATATCCGCATTATCCGTGCGCGCTTCAAATAGTAGTTCACCGTAAAGAAGTAGAAAGAACTATTGAGTGGTTAACGCCATTTTTTGATTACTTTTCTAGTTTCAAAGTTAAGCATCGAGAGGATTCACTAACAACTGAGATAAACATCACTGGTAATCGCTTTATAAGCATGATTAATGTTTTATGTGGAAGAACTACTAATAAGCATTTTCCGAGAAATTGGGACCTTATGGGTGAAGAATTTTGCCAAGGATTATTACTAGGATATCTAGCTGGTGATGGTTCGTCTTATGGCGATGCCAGAAGAATAAGAGCCACATCAATATGTGCATCGCTAACAGTCACCGCGCGAGATATTTGCGCTTCATTGGGTTACGGATGGGCTAGTATAGAGCATAAGCAAGCAGCCATTAGAGCAGGAAGAAATGAGAAAGAAGCTTATACTTTTGCATTGTGTGGAAATGGC